GCCAAGGGTCCTTGGCCCCAGCCCAGAAATCTTGGTTGCACCAAGGCTCCCGGCCAGCAGCTTCGATCTCCAGCTGGTGCTCATGCACCCAGGCCACACGGCCGGCCCAGGTCAGCTTGTTGTGCCCGTACGTATTGGCCCCGTGGATACGGAGCCAATCAGCTTCGGCCTCGGTGTTGATCGGTGTGCCGTTGGCAAACGACAGGAGCGACCGACCGATGTCGTTGGCCTGGGGCTGCAGGTACGGGGGCCGGTAGTAGTACCTGCCCCTGAAGTCACACTGCACCGGGAAATACAGCGCTGGCTCATCGCGGAGACGACGTGCCACCCACAGCTGTTTGGCTGCCGTGAACCTCTTGCCGGCCTCTCGATCGTTGCGGTCATGGAGCATCCGGGCCGTGTGTCGCCAGGCTGTGACGCCCTCGTCGTCGTCGGCCAGGTGCTTGGGGTACGGCGGGATCACATGCCCAGCACGGGGCAACAGGCCACCAATGGGCAGGCTCTTGTCCCACGCATGGCTGACCTGGTCCAGCATCCAACCGTTGACCCGCCAGGCCACACCCTGCTGGATGTTGGCGGCCACCAGGAACGCATCGAACTCAGAAGACTGAGCTGCGATCAGGTCCCCGTTGTCCTTGAACAACGTGTTGCCAGGCAACCCTTCGATCCAGTAACCCCCGGTCAATGGGCCTGACCAATCCCGGGGCGGAACGATGGTGGGCAACGCAAAGGGACACAGCAAGCGTTGCTGCTCCTCGGCGTTGCGAACCCACTCAAGTGCCGCTTGCGTGGCCCGCACACGTTTCACCGTGCGCATGGCCCCGCGCTCCTGGTACACCTCGATCAAGCCGGTGTGCGATTCGACCAAGTGGACAAGGAACACACCGACACTGAGCTTCTCTTGAGGGGTCCAGATCTCCGAGTTCTTCATGCGCATGGCATCAGCCCGCTTGTGCGCGAACCGACGACGCACCCGTTGGTGGGACTTCAGTTCGTACTCGGATGCCCGGGCCAGCATGGTCTCAAGCCACAGCCGTTCAGCCAAGGCGTAGGCCAGGGCCTGGAACTTGGGGGCTTGAGTCAACTGGTCGATCACCACCCGCATTGCCACAGCTGCGATCTTGTGGGGTGCCAGCTGCAGCAACGGGCCCATGTGGGCGTAGCCACGGCCAGCACGTCCATCACGCATCGCGTGACGGTGCTTACGCAGGTCCCTGATGATCCGGTCCACACCCATGGCAGCAAGTACGTCGCCATGGGTGGAGAGGGACTCCATGCCTTGCTCACGGCGCTTGTTCATTCGGGAAACGAACGCATCAGCGCCGATCTGCAACATCTCACGCTCAAGGGCAAGCTGGTCCTCAAGCGTTGCCACGCTTCCAGCCACCCACGTAGCCCAACTTCAACAACGCCGTTGATGCAGTGTCAAACGCACCCTCCGGGAATGTTTTAATCCAGGCATCGAACGCATTGCGCACGGTGTCGACGGTGTCCGGTTCAAGGTTCAGGTCATCGGGTGCGTACGCCCAGTGAGAAGTGCCACCGATATACGGGAGCTGAAAGTAGCCTAGGTACCAGCCATAGCCTTTGGCGTACCAAAGAACGTTGCCCTTGTTGTTGGCCTGTGCCTTGGTAGGCATGCAGTCAACCGAGTAAATGTTTTCAGGAAGCAGATCGTTTGCCATTGTTGTTGGTGACGACGGTGATTTTGGTGTGAGTTGGATACCTGTTGGCCGCAAACTTTGCAGCCTCGGCCTTTGAGGTAGCACGAAGCCGCTCTCGCATTGGCTTCATGCCGCTGAACGTAACAACTATTTCATAGAGCTTGGCATTTGGGTTCGATGTTCGACTTAATCCTTCACCAATGATGGCTCCGCTGTCCTCGCGCCGATGCAGAAGGAAGTTTTCGACGGAAGCCTGGCTGCCCCACCCCTTGCTGCTCATTGGTCCGCCTCCGCTCTCAAGCGTTGAGCCACCTCGGTCACTGCCAGGTGGCAGATCTTGTGCTCCGAGTACGGCGGGGCCCATGTCTCTACCTCCTTGGCCAACAGGCGCAACACTTCCCGCATGCGGTCAGAACTGCCGATGGGCATCGAGCTGTTGGCAAAGGACCAGAACGCATCGAGCATGCGGAGCGGAAGCGTCTCCATCGAGTCGACGGCGGCGGGGGGCTGGTTGTTGGTTTCAAGTTCAGTCATTGCGCACCCTCCAACCTGTCAGCCACCAACTGTGCATAGCCAGCGATGTCACGCCAATGATCTGGCTCAGCTGGGTCGCCGGCAATGATGCGCCCGATCTTGTGAGCGATCATGTCCAGACTCTCTTGCATGTCGTCGTCGAGCCTGCGGTCCAGGTCAGCGACGTGGTGGGTGATGACACGCTTCAGGTCTTGGGTGATGAGAGCGTGGGTGACGTAGCACCCGTGTGTCTTGCCTCGCTCTTTAAGCAAGGCGCTGATGTCTGTTGTCATGCGGCCTCTGGTGGTGTGGGTTGGTTGTTGGTGGGTCCCATGAATCGAGCTGCTTGTTGGCGGTCCCGTCTCCCGGCCTCGGTCAACAGGTACCCCTTGGTGCTGGGCCTGATCAATGCTGACTGATTCAACATCGACAGCTGTGCCTTGATGGCGCTTTGCAGCCAGGCTGTGTCCCGGGTCAGGTAAGTCACGCGGACCGCTGTCTCCAGTTGATCCAACGACAGGGCCTGTGGGTACACAAGCCACATGGCGTTGAGCAGGTCGGAGCGGAGCTGGGCCAACACGACGGGTTCGGGTTTCATTTGATTGGGTCGGCTGTTGGTGGTGCTGCATCCTCGCCGGCCCGGTAGGTGCTGAGCACGTGCTGGGCCCAGGCCGCGGCGAGGATCACGGCCTGGCTGTTGGGGCTGGTGCTGTACCTGGCTCGCCACCAGGAGCGGTAGGCCTCCATCAATTCGTAACCAGTGGGCATAAGGGTGCCTCGGGTGTGGGTAAGCCCCGCCTACCGGCTGGCGCCGGAGCAGCGGGGTGTTGTGGTGCTGCGCCGGTGAGGGCAGCAGAGAAGGGGCGCTGGCCCCCTCCGTGCTGTCGTCAATGGTCGGACATGTCCGGAAAGCTATAAGTCTCCCGGTGCGGTGGCTCCGTTGTGATCTGGAACCAGGGGCAAGCCCAGTCCCAGTGGCTCGGGTGTGCCTCGATCTCAGCAATCGTCCGCCTAATCGCGGCCCGTGCTTCGGCTCTGGTGCTGTAGCTGTTCACGAAATCAACGGTGCCCTGGTCGTGGGCGTAGACGTGAAAGGCCATCAGTTCTCCTCCTTGGTGGGTTGATTGAACAAGGGCCCCAGCACACCGCCATCAAGGGCTAGGTGGCCCTGCTGAGGTGGTGCAAGTTCTTGAGGCTTAGGGCTGTAGCTGCGGGCCTCAGCTCCTGGTAGGGCTAAGGCGTCTTGGTGGTAGCGGTTGGGGCGGGTGGTGGTGAGTGCCATCAAATCCATTCCCCCTGGATGCAGGAGCCGAGCCGCAAAGCTGCTGCCAGGCGTTCACCGTGGGCGATTGCGTCTCGCTCGTTGTAGTGCAGGGTTTTGTTGTTGCCGATCTGGCAAGCCCAGGCGGTGTGGGTCGTGCTCCACCAAACCAGGGCAACTGGTGCTGTGCTGTTCATGCGTGCGTTGCTGCGTTGGGTGTGTTGCTGCTGTGAGGGCAGCAGAGAAGGGGCGCTGGCCCCCTCCGTGCTGTCGTCAGGCTTGGAAAGTCTCAACCCATACGGCCTGGGTCAGGTCGTAACGGGCATCGTCCAGATCCTTTACCGACCAGGCAATCCGCGTTAGCGCACCGGGCATCGGGTTACGGTGTCGACCTGTCACGAAGAACGGGTAACCAGCGACCGGGCCGGGTTTGACCGTCTCGATCAACCAGTCAGGCGCGGATCCTTTGGTTTCGTATCGCTTGCCGCCGCACTCGAAGTAACCGGGCGGCACACCCCAGCGGGCGGCGGCGGTGTGGATGGGCAGGGCGGTGGTGGTGGTGGTGTTGTTCATGGTCCGGGAAATTCGGTGCGGGTTGAGTGATCGGGGATCGATGTATAGGTGGGCCGCGGCAACTGGGCCAAGGTCAAGAACCACAGGGTGGACGTGACCGAGGCCAGAGCCAGGACCGTTGCGAGTGGGTGTCGCATGGGTCAGCGCCA